ATGCTGAGGAAGTCTACATTGCTGGCGATGACGACCAAGCCATCTTTGGTTGGGCTGGGGCTGATGTCAACAAGTTCCTGACCCTCAAAGGCGATCGCATGGTTCTGCCTCAGAGTTACCGCATCCCTCGCTCAGTTCACAGATTGGCTGCAGAAGTTGTTGGCCGTATAAAACACCGCTATGTCAAGCCATGGCGACCAAAGAGCGAAGAAGGCTCTGTTGATTATGTTACGGATGAACAGCAGATTGATTTCTCAGGTGAGGGAACTTGGATGTGCTTGTCACGCAGTAAATATTTGATGAACAGATTTCAACAATCCGTTAGGCAACAGGGCTATGCCTACACCTACAACGGCAAACACTCTCTTGAGTCTGAGGAGACTCGAGCCATCCTGACTTGGGAAAGGCTCCGCAAAGGCAATAAGGTCTCTTTACACGAGGCCAAAAATGTTATACAATTTTTTGGATTCAATGTTAACCTAGTTAAACAAGAATCATATGGCTTGACTGATTTGGGTCTGCCTGAGGATGCAAAGAATTTTGATTGGATGACGATGCTGAGAGGTATAGCCCCAGACGAAAGAGAATATTTAAGGTCATGCTTGCGCAATGGTGAAAAGTTTTCAGACAAACCAAGAATCAACATCTCAACCATCCACCAATCCAAAGGTGGTGAGGCTGACAATGTTGTTTTGGCGACTGACATGGGTCGGCTGAGTTGGGAGAACTCTCACACAGATGAAGAGAACAGAGTCTGGTATGTTGCACTGACCAGAGCCAAGCAAAATCTCCTCATCGTGAGGCCAAGAAGTTTGAGGCACTATGCAATTTAATTTCTTAAAAATTCATAAGTCTTTGAAAATGCTGAGAAAGAAAATCACTTTCTTTGTTGCCTTTTATGACAAATTGGCGCATACTAACAGGACAGTCAGAAAAATTCTGACTTTTTGAGAAAGGAAAAAATCATGAAAGCGTTTGCTATTGACTACAAACAAAACACCATCCGTGCCTTCAGCTCTAGGCGTATCGCTCAGAAGATGGGCAATGGCTTGGTTGTTTTCAGTTCCGTTGACGAGTTGCTTGAAAATCGCAACACTACCAATCAAGGTATCGTCAGAGTTTACAACAACAACACCAAAGTCGCAGTGAAGAGATTCGCTGACACTCGCACAGGTGCAGCCAGACTTTTGAAACTGGCTCAAGAGATTCCTGTGGAGCAAACACCTTTTGAACACCTGAATGGAGAAAAGAAAATGAATGAGGAAATCCTCAATCAAGACGACAACAAAGCAGATGTTGAAGTTCATGTCAAGTCAGCCAATTCCCCAAAGAAGCGTGGACGCAAGGCTGGATTTGAAGGCAAGATGATTAAGTGTCTTGTTGAAAAGAATCCTCGTCGCCAGAACACTCATGGCTTTCATTCCATGGGCATCCTCATCAATGCTGGCGAGCCAGTGAGTTATGAGTCATACATCGCTCAAGGTGGTCGTCGTCAAGATCTGGCTTGGGACATTCAAAAAGGCTATGCGGGGATTTTAGACTAATGATTATTTACGGAGCAGGGCTGGCAGGGTTGCTAGCAGGAAATATGATGCGCAGTTTCAAACCAGTGGTTTGTGAGGCTCAAAAAGAACTGCCGAACAATCATGGAGCTCTGCTCCGATTCCGCACCGACAAGGTTGGCACTGCGTGTGCCATCCCTTTCAAAAAGGTCAAAGTTCAAAAGGCTATAAAGTATGATGGCAAGATCACGACCACCCCAAATCTGTTCTTGAGCAATCTGTATTCTCAAAAGGTCACAGGCTCAATCCTAAACAGATCAATCAACAACCTTGCTCCTGTTGAGCGATACATCGCACCATGGGAGTTGATCAACCAGATGGCAGGAAACTGCAACATTGAATATCATGCTCGTTTAACTCTCGGCGACCTTGAGGATACTCGTGAGTGGGAACCTCACCGACCAATCATATCAACCATACCCATGCCAGCACTCATGAAAATTGTGAAGTGGAAAGACATCCCTGAGTTCCCTGCCCAGCAGGTCTGGACGCAAAAAGGTCGCATTGATTCGCCAGAGTGTGATGTTTATCAAACCATTTATTATCCCGACCCGACTGTCCCATATTATCGCATATCTTTGATTGGTGACATTGTCATCTCTGAATTTGTGCGCAAGCCTGACGGAGCGATTGGTCCACACTTGATGAGTGTGTTGATGGATGACTTTGGTATCAAGCCCAACTCAATCGTTGACATGAAACAATCAGAGCAATATTACGGAAAGATCCGACCCATTGATGAGGATCTGCGTAAACAATTCATATTTGAAATGACAACCAAGTATGGCATCTACTCGCTGGGTAGGTTCGCAACTTGGCGTCAACTTTTACTTGATGATGTTGTGGATGACCTGCAGCACATTGAAGGATTCATACGAGCAAAGTCGGACTACGCTCGTTTGATGCACTCTCAGAAAGGAGAATAACATGAAAGTCCAATTGATAAGTTACACCGATGATGCAGTTAATCTACTGCTATTCACAAAGAACACTCGTCTCATGAATGATGACGATGCCTATTCACAGATCGCTGAATGGCCTAACGAGAAAAAGCAGGAGGAGCTGGATTACATGCTTCAGACCATCCGCTCATCTTGGGAGTTCATTGACTACACATTCAACATCCGTGATGTCAGCAGAGGCTTCACTCACCAGTTCGTGCGGACTCGTCAGGCTTCATATGCCCAACAGTCTCAGCGAACAGTTGATATGAGTGGGTTCGGATATTACACTCCACCACGCATCGCCGAGAATGAAGTTGCCAAGGCTCTGTATGATAAGGCTATGGCTGACATCAATGATTCGTATCAGGCATTGCGAGAGATTGTTCCTGCTGAAGATGCTCGTGGCGTTTTGCCAACTAACATCCATACCAATATCGTCGCCAAATTCAACCTGCGCACACTGAGTGAGATGGCTAAGTCTCGCCTCTCTCCAAGAGCACAAGGTGAATACCAAGAGGTGTTCAAACTCATGGTGAGTGAAGTTGTCGCAGTCCATCCTTGGGCTGAGCCATTCTTGACCCCAACTGAGTGGGCAGCACCATCCATGTATAAAGCACTCAACAAGTGAGAAAGGAATGAATCATGGCACGCAGAAAGATAAAGCAAATCACAGTTGATAAAGTTCATGCCCTGAGAAAAGATGGGCTGACAGCATCCGCAATATCAAAGAAAGTGAAGTTGCCTCTGAACACAGTCAACTACATCCTGTATCAAAAAGAGCCTACATACAAAAAGGCTCAGTTAGCAAAAGCACTTGAGCCAGGATTGAACGAACTTTTTGGCACAGAACAATCGTCTCTCGACGAACTTTATGCCGAGGCAGACAAGGCTGTGAAAGAGGCTGATTCAACTCTGAAGCGTATAAAAAGGCTTTTGTTTGGATCGTAGATAAGGTAAAATAACCCAACTGAGAAAGGAACAAACGATGAATATATTTTACTTAGACAACGACCCTGTTGTTGCTGCACAATCCCACTGCGATGTGCATACCTACAAAATGATATCCGAGTCTGTGCTCATGCTTTGTTGTGCGCATAGGTTTTTGGATGGCGATGAGTATGCCGACGAGGTTGGCATGTTCCCGATGGGCTACGAGAATCATCCGTGCTCAAAGTGGGTCAGGCAGTCAGCAGCCAACTACAACTGGCTTCTGGTTATGGTCACACAACTCGCCAAGGAATATTATCAGCGTTATGGCTCAAAGAAAAAAGAGCCAGTCAATCACAATCATGCTGCTCTGATTCCTGCCCTCAACAAGTTGCCAGACAACATCCCTTTCGGGAAGTTTACAGAGCCTCACTTGGGCATGCCTGATGAATACAAAGTTGATGACCCAGTTCAGTCTTATCGGAACTACTATGTCGGTGAGAAGGTTGGCCACATTCAAAACGGCACATACAAATTTACGGAGGCACCATCATGGATAAACGCATAATCATTTGTGATCTTGACGGAACTCTGTCTGACTACACTCACCGCATCCGCTACTACAAACAGCGTGATTACGAGAAGTTCAATTCAGAGGGCATCAACGACAAGCCAATCCAAAACATCTGCAATATTGTCCGCATGCTTGCTGATGACGATGAGACTGAAATAGTCGTAATGACAGCTCGTAACGAACAACACCGCAAGGACACTGAAAAGTGGCTGAGGCTGAATGATGTTCCTTTCAATAGGTTGATCATGAGACCTGATGGTGACATGGCTTCTGATCCTGATTGCAAAAAGAAGTTGCTTGATGAGCACATAAATTACAAAGATGTTTGGTTTGTGCTTGAGGACAGAAAGGTTGTTGTTGACATGTGGAGAGGCGAGGGTCTTACCTGCCTCCAAGTTGCTCCAGGAGACATATGATGCTTGAGTTGAGATTACTTGGAAACGACATTGAGTTGGACAGGGAAAAGGTTGCTAGGGTGTTTGATGTCCGTGCAACTTTACGATGGGAACTTGAGCAAGCCATTGAGCGAGCGAATGTTAGTGATGACGACATTCAGTCTCGTATAGACGCAGCATATGAAAAAGGTTATGAGGAAGGAAAAGAATATGGTCTCGAAGAAGGACGCCAAGAAGGATATGAGCAACGAGAGTCTGAAGAACAGAAAGCCAATTGAGTGCATTGAAGAGGCTCTTGCCACTTTCAAACAACGCAACAAACAATATGGCGACAACTATCTTCAGCATGGTCAGGTGATGACTGCTCTGTTCCCCAAAGGCATTAAGTTGGAAACAGTTGAAGACTGGAACAGATTCGGCATCGTCAACATGGTCGTGGCTAAGTTGACTCGCTATGCTCAG